CGACTCCGATTGGAAGTTGGACTACCTGGGCGACTGGGCTGTCCTCTGCCGGGACTGTGCCAAGACCCACCGCTGCGTCATCGAAAAGATCGAAGCCGAGTAGCACCTGTCCAGGAGCATCCCGAAATGGTCAAACGCGCTTTCCAAAAGTGGATCCGTTCCAAGCCAAGCTGGGGCAAGCCGCTCAGCCTCGCCGAGTGGGAGCACCAGTTGAACGAAGCCTTTCGCGCCGGGGTCAAAGCCGGCCGCACCCAGGTTAAGTCGTGACTGAACTGCTCATCCCCTACCCATATCAGCTGATTGGTGCCGACTACCTAGCCGCCCATCCGCAGGCCCTGCTTGCGGACGACATGGGCCTAGGCAAGTCCTGCCAGGCTGTCCGCGGCGCCGACATGCTCGGCCTGATGACGATCCTGGTCGTCTGCAAGGGTGTGGGCCGGGTCAATTGGTCCAGGGAATTTGACCGGTTCAGCCCGATGGACCGGCCGTGCAAGATCCTGGACGACTGCACCGATCCGGTCCCGACCTCGGGCGTGGTGATCGTCTCCTACGATCTGCTGACCCCGCCGTCGGCGCTGAAGGCAGAGAAGGCACTGAAGAAAGCCAAGGCCCGCGGCACGGCCCAGGAGATCGAGAAGGCGCGGAACAGGGCCAAGGTTGCGAAGCAACTGCATGACCGGCGCGCGGCGTTCCTGCGCGCGCTGGAGGCCCAGCGTTGGGATCTGCTGGTCCTGGACGAAGCCCACTCGCTCAAGGACAGGGGCGCCGGCCGGACAACCAGCATCTTCGGCCGAGACGTCAACCACCGCGGTATCGCCGGCAACGCCGATCGCATCTGGCGCCTCACCGGCACCCCGGCACCCAACGACGCCAGCGAACTGTGGATCCACCTGCGCTCGGCCGGCATCATCGACACCGGGTTCTATGACTTCCAGGCCCACTTCTGCACAGGCTTCGAGAGCGACTACGGCTACAAGGTCACAGGCAACAAGAACACCGAGGAGCTGAAGGGCCTGCTGAGCCAGTTCATGCTGCGCCGGCACACCGAGGACGTGCTGACCGACCTTCCCCCCATCCGCTTCCAGATGGTTACGGTCCCACGCGCTGATGTGAGGATGGACCCCGAGCTGGCCCAGGCGTTCCCCGTCGCCGAGATCGAGGTGGCAGGGCAGAAGCTCAGCGCAGCCCTGGCCAAGATGGGCCCGGAACGTGACGTGGACGCTCTTTCGTTGCTGGAGGCCCAGGGCCCAGTCCTTGGGACTCTGCGCCGATGGACTGGCCTGGCCAAGGCTCCGGCCATCCTCGACATCCTGGAGGAGGAGCTGGAGACCGGCCAGCTCGACAAGGTGGTGATCTTCGGCGTCCACCAGGCCGTCATCGAGATGGCTGCGAAGCGACTGGCGAAATTCGGCGCCGTCACGCTCTACGGCAAGACCCCACCGGCCCAGAGGCAACGCAACATCGACGCATTCCAGAACGATCCGAAGTGCCGCGTGTTCGTCGGCAACGTCGATGCGGCCGGCACCACCATCACCCTGCATGCCGCATCCGAGGTGGCCGCGCTGGAATCTGCGTGGGTTCCGTCCACCAACGCCCAGGCTTACAAACGCGCGCACCGGATTGGCCAAACGAAACCGGTACGTGTTAGGATTTTCTCCCTCGCCGACTCCTGTGACGAACAGGTCGAGGCTGTTCTGCTGCGCAAGGCGCGAGAACTGACGAAAATATTTTAAACTTTCTGTTGCGAATTCCGCATCAGGGACGTAACCTTTCCACATCCCCAAGGAGGAACGATGATCGAAGTAAGATTCAACCTGTCCGAGCTGACGATGGACGAAATGGTCGGCCTGCGAGGTATGCTCGACGCCTACCACAACGCAGCCATCGGCGGCCAGATCAAGCGCGGTGAGTTCACGGACGTGAAGCCCAACGCCAGGGAGCGCAAGCGGAAACTGGACGATCTGGACGCCTACGTCGCCCAGATCGCGCAGCTGGACCCCGTCGCGGCCACTTCCGCCGACCTCGACCTGGCCGACCACCTCGGCGTCGAGTGCCCCCTGCTCGCCGGCATCCCCGAGGAGCCCCAGACGGGCCGCCCCGAGCCCCAGGAGACGCCGAAGGAAGTTCAGGCTACCGACGCCCCGGCCAAGCGCACCCGCCGCACCAAGGCCGAGATGGAGGCCGCCAAGCAGGCCGAAGCTGAAGCCCCTGCCGCGACTGTAGCCGCGGGCCCGGTCAGCGTGCCCCCCGTCTCCAGTGACGAGGAGACTTTCACCAACCTGCTGACCGTCTACGAGGCCACCTTGCATGCCCTGGGCCGGCCTGTCGCTTTCATCGAGTCCGCGGTGGCCGAGTATCGTGCGGGTGGCGTGGCCAAGCTGCAGACCCTGCGTAACGCAGTGGGCAGCCTGCCCAAGCCCGACCTGGCCACCCCCAAGGCCACCATGAAACCCGTGACCGAGGACGTCGAGCCCCCGACCCTGGACCGGCTGCGCGAATGCCTGAACATCTTCGTCGCCAATCATAGCCTGGACGAAGGCATGACCCTGCTGGTCGACTACGAGTGCAAGCGCGTCAGCCAGATGATGGCCCGGCCGCTCGCCGACCAGATCGAGTTCTGCCAGATCGCTACGGCGCCGGTCAAATCCAATGGCTGATCACGCAAAGCTTTCACCCAGCTCAGCTGAGAGGTGGATGTCCTGTCCTGGATCCGTCAAACTGTCCGAGGGCATGCCCGAGAAGTCGTCGCCCTACGCTGAAGAGGGCACCCGGGCCCACGCCATGGCGGAAAAGTATCTCACCAACGGGGCGACCAACCCGATGGAGATCCCTGACGTGGATATGCATAACCACGTCCTCGTCTACGTCAAGCACATCGCGGGTCTCGAAACGGCCGGCGCCGTCCTCCACGTCGAGGTAACCGTCAAGGTCACGGACCAGACCTGGGGTACGGCTGACGCCATCGTCTGGGATCCGGTCTCGGCCACGCTGTACGTGCGTGACCTTAAATACGGAGCAGGCGTGGCTGTCTCGGCGCGGGGCAACCTGCAGCTCCGCATCTACGCACTGGCTGCCCTGCTGGCCATGAAGTATCCCGCCAAGATTGTCGACGTCGGCATCGTCCAGCCGAGGATCACAGACGCCGAAGGCTGCTGCATCCACAGCGTGGAATATGACGCCACCGATCTGATTGACTTCTACCAGGACGTGCTGGAAGCGCAGGAAGCCGTGCGCCTCGCATCCATCGTGCCGGCCAGCCTGCACGACGAGTCCTGGCAGAATGCCTACCTCAACCCCAGCGAGAAGGCTTGCCGCTGGTGCCTGGCCGCGCCGAAGTGCCCGAAGGTGAAGGCCAAGGCCCAGGAGCTGGCGAAGAACGTCTTCGCGCCGACCCTCGCCTACAACCCGAAGGAACTGGCTGAGACCCTGGGCTGGCTGGATCTGTTCGAAGGCTGGATCAAAAACGTGCGATCGTTCGCCTACGAAGAGGCCGAGGCCGGACGTGTCGCCCCCGGGTTCAAGCTGGTGGAGAAGCGCGCCAGTAGGAAATGGAAGGCCGACATCAGCGTGGTCGAGCTGGTCAAGGTGATCGGCGTCCCCGATCCCTACAAGCCGGCCGAACTTCTCCCTGTCGGCGATATCCTCAAGCTATGCCCCGGGCGCAACAACGACGAGCGCAGCAAGGTGTTGGAGCCCTTCACCGTCAAGGAAAGCTCGGGCCACACCCTTGTGCCCGATTCCGACAAACGTGAACCCGTTCGCCTTGATGCCAAGGCGGCTTTCTCTGAGGAGAAGAAGTGAGCGCACTTTCCGTTTCCATCGAAAACCTGAAGGCCCACGTGCTGGCCTTCATCCAGGCCGAGGGAATCGAACTGGAAGGGGGCGCCCACAAGTGCCTCGCCAAGTTCGCGCAGTTCGTCGAGGGCCGCCAAGCCGAGCAGGATGCCATCGATCTGCTGGTCAGCCACGGCTACACCATCAACCAGCCGCCGGTGATCCTGCCGGCGCCCCCGGCCCAGTAGTTCCGCTTCCCCAACCGCTGGAGCGACGGCTTCGCTCTGAGTTCAAACCCCACACCCCCAAGGAGCCCACGTGGCCAACACCGATAACCTTCTCACCCCCGAGTTCCGCGCCGCCTTCATCAGCATCTTCAGGGCGACGGCGTCCAAGAACCCGGACGGCACCACCGGCAAGGCGAAGTATTCCATCCGCGCCATGTTCCCCCCGAAGTCCGACATGACCGCGCTCAAGGCCCAGGCCCAGGCCGCGGCCGTCACCAAGTGGGGCGACAAGCTGCCCAAGGCCCTGCGCAGCCCGTTCCGCACCAACGAAGAACTGGAAAACCCGGTCGAAGGGCTGGGTGACGACTGGATCGTCGTGACCTTCAGCGCCAACGAGGACCGGCGCCCCGGGCTGGTGGATGCCCAGTGCCAGGACATCATCAACGAGGAGGACGTCTACAGCGGCGCCTGGTATCGCGCCCAGGTCCGCGCCTTCGCCTACGAGAACGCCGGCAACAAGGGCGTGTCCTTCGGCCTGCAGAACGTGCAGAAGCTGCGTGACGACGACACCCTGGGCGGTGGCCGCACCCCCGCCAACAAAGCCTTCGAGCCCGTGGGCGGCGCCAGCAAATCCGCCGGCTCTGTTTTTGACTGACCTGTTCCGAAAATAGCAACACCTGTCGCCCCGAAAGGGGCTTCAGGCGTAAAGGAGCAACTATGAAAATCAAACGAGCAGCGATCCGGGACGCCAATTACGAGAAGCAGCGTGACCAGCTCATCCCGATTGCGGAAGCCTACGCCTACCAGGTCGTCGTCCACGGCCACCAGTCCAACGAGCAGTTCAACATGCGCTGGAACGACGTGTTCCTCAAGCGGATGCAGGAGCTGGCGATGGCTCTGGGGAT